TATGGATTAATAAAAGAAATATTTGATAAGTACGAAGTTAATCAAATAAAAGTTACAAGTATTCCAGAAGGTGAGAAAGCCTTTGTTGTAATACCTGGACCTCAAACTGCTGGGAATGAAGATACACTCTCTGATGAATTAAGCAAACTCTCTAGAGTTGTTTTATTTATTAATGGAGATGAGAATGCTAGGTTTGACGTAGATAAAATTATTCATCCAAATATTGAGATATGGATTCAATACCCTCATAAAAAACATGCAGCATATAATAAAATGCCAATTGGTGTTCCACAGCACTTAAGTGATAATTCTCCAGAATACAAAGAAAAAGAATACGATGTTTATTTTGGTGGACAGATTACTCACCAAAGAAGGGTAGAGTTATCTCATGTTATGCCAAACCTAAAGAATTCTTTGTATGGACCAACAGAAGGTTTTGCACAAGGAGATAAACCAAAAGACTACTATGCCAAACTTGCAAGTGCAAAGATTGCACCATGCCCATCTGGTGCAGCAGTAATAGATACATTTAGATTTTTTGAGTCAATAGAGTTATTAACCTTGCCAATAGCAGATACAATAAATCCAAAAGGAATACAGACAGATTTTTATAAAAACATGTTTGGAGTTAATGTTCCATTTAACTATGTATCAAATTGGAATGAACTTGATAAATTAGTTCCAAAACTATTAGATCAGTATCCAAATAATATGCACCAAGTAGTATGTTGGTGGATCAAACAAAAAAGAGATCTAGGAATTAAGATTATGAGGCAGATAAATGCATAAAAGAGATGTAACTATTATTCTTGCAACATCAATAATTCCAGGGCACCCAAGTACAGACATGATAGATGAAACTATTAAATCTATTAGGCATCATTTTCCTAATAATGAAATCATAATGCAAATCGATGGGTTAAGATCAGAACAGTTGCATCGCAAAAATGATTACGATGAATACAAAAATAGAATTTTATGGAAGTGTCTTCATGAATATAAAAATATTTTGCCAATTATATTTGATAGGCATAGTCATCAAAGCACAATGTTAAAGCAGACTATTAACCTTATAAATACGTCTTGCCTTCTTTATGTTGAAGGAGATGCTCCACTCACCCCTGATGTTGAGATTGAATGGGACAAGTGTTTAGATATGATTGAGTATGGCAAAGCAAATACAATAAGGTTTCATTTTGAATCATCAATACCTGAACCACATAATCATTTGATGTTTGGATTAGAGGATGGTTTTATGAAAACATCTCAATGGAGCCAAAGACCACACCTATCTACTGTTGAATACTATAGAAAAGTTATTCTTCCAGAAGTAGAAGACTTTGCTTTTATTGAAGATACAACGCATGGAAGAATTCAAGATGATATTTCTCCATATGGTATATTTTCTGAAGATGGATGGAATAAACATAAGTTGTGGATTTATCATCCTGAAGGAAATATAAAAAGATCCTATCATTTAGATGGTCGCCAAGGAACAAGAAAGTATACTAGTGACGATCTTATTTGGGGGTATTCTCAATGAGAGTTGGAATAATTGCAAGATGCGATGATACTGGCCTTGGTAATCAAACCAGAGAATTAGTTAATATGCTAAACCCTGATAAAGTTATGCTTATTAATTCAAGGTTCTTTAATCAAAATAAACAACATTTTGACTGGTATGATGGATATAACTATACTGCTACACTAAAAGGCTTTCCAACAACTGCTGAGATAGCAAACTTTATTACAGATGTTGACGTAGTTATTAGTTGTGAGACATTTTATAGTCCAAGATTTATTGATATAGCAAGATCTCGTGGAGTTAAGACAATACTTCAATATAATTATGAGTTCTTTGGAAACCTTGTACATACAGAGTGGTCACTTCCAGATGTTCTTGTTGCACCAAGTCTGTGGAATATGGACAATATAGTTGCACGATTTGGTGATAAATGTAAGGTTGTCTATCTACCACCACCAACAAACCATGAAAACTTTAAGAATGCAAAAGAAAACAATATGTCAAAGAGTCATAATCGTATACTACATATTGGTGGTAAGGCTGCAGTTAAAGATAGAAACGGTACTAATTCTGTAATAGAAATGCTTAAGTATTCTACAGGAGATTACGAAGTTGTAATTAAAACTCAAACTGATTTAGGTATTAGAAATACTAATGAAAGACTAACTATCCAGACTAATACAACAAAAGAACCAGAAGATTTATACTCTGGCTATGATGCAATGGTTTTACCTAGAAGGTATGCTGGATTATGTTTACCTATGAATGAGGCTCTTCTTAGTGGGCTGCCTGTTTTTATGCCTCGCATTTCTCCAAACAATGCTATCCTTCCTGATAAATGGACGGTAGAGGCAAGTAAAATTGATGAGTTTAAGGCTAAGGCTATTATTGATGTCTATGATGTTGATCCAAAAGCACTTGCAAAAATAGTTGATGATTACATGGAAAAGAAAAATAGTTTAATTAAACAAGAGGCATTTGATCTTGGGTTTCTTAATTTTTCAACAGAGTCATTGAGAGATAAATACATAAACTTAATTAACTCGTAAAACAAAAAAGCCAGCCTATCTCTAGACTGGCGATTCTGTAAGTAAATATTACTTCTTTGGCGCTGCCTTCTTAGCAGGTGCCTTCTTCTTTACAGGTGCCTTAGCAGCCTTCAGAGCAGTCTCTACAGCCTTAGCATCTGGCAAGATACCAAAAGCCTTGTCTGCTGGATTGATGGCTCTAATTGCCACTGGTGCGATTGCTGCAACAAGTGCAGTCCATAGATCCTTTGGATCTGTTACGCCTGCCATGTATAGTGCAAGGCCTGATGCAAGGACTGAACGTCCGTATGATGCAAGTAGTGCCTTTAGTTGTTCTGTGTTCATTTTTCCTCCTAGGATAGAACCTTTATTAGTATAGCACAAATCTTGTACTACTTATCCTAATCTTTTGCTTGCTTCCCAATAAGTTTCTGTCATTTCACCTCTAATAACATCACGATAGTCTGGTCCTTTTGTATACCACCAATGATCTGGCTCTACAAAATGAAAAAATATCATTCCAACATTTTGTGACTCAGGATTTGGAAACTTTGGCCTCCAATGTTCTTGGTCATTTCCATAATATAAAACTGCTTCATTTTCTTGTAAAATATATTCTTTGTCTTCATTATTATGATTAATTCCAATTGCCCAAGGCTCTGTTTGATATAAACAAAGATCTATAGTATAGGTGCAAGCATTATCATCTACATGCCTAAAAAGGTTTGCTCCTGGTCCTTCATAATGAGCAAATAAAGAATATGATGTTTTTATGTTTTCACTATTAAACATTTTTTTTGCTAAAGGTATAAGTTTTTCTGCATATTCATCTATAACTGGCGAGTTTACAAGATGTCTTCCAAGCGTTGAATCCCATCTAGAACCTAGTTGCCAATTTTTCATTATGTTTTTTAATTCATTGTGCTCTTCAGTACTAAAAACATTTTTAATAATTACAGGCTCTTTTACTTCAATCTTTGACACTATTCCTCCTAATTTATAATCTTAAATAGTATAGCATATCCAGCCCATAGTCCTACAATTCCTGCTACTCCAGCAAAAACTGGTGGTGCTGGAACTGGTAATTTGAATGCAGCAAATACTACACCACATCCAAAACCCGTTAATGTTGATAATAATATATCTCTCATTGTTTTATTTCATCATCTGGTAATAGTGTTCTCAATTCTTTGTATGCTGTTGAAATATTCTTCATAGATGGATAGTCTGGTCTTGACATAGATAGTGCCTCTCCATATTCATCAAAGTATGATATGTCTGCATCAACATCATTTACAAATTTAGTTAATCCCTTTTGAACACTCTCAATATATGAAAAAGCCCAGTCTCTTGAATCAGAAAGAAATTTAATAAAGTTTTCTTTATGTATTGAATCATCTGAATCTTCTTTTATTTTTGTAGACTTAGTTATATCAACATATTCTTGAAGTAAAGTCTTTTCAATAAAAAGTTTTGAAACATCCCTTTTAAGTTTGATGGATTGTCTTAAAACTAATAGATATGAGATTGCAAAGCAAACTGACAGTGTTGCAAAAACAACAATAAAAATATCTTTCATATCACCACTCCACATAATTCAAGTATATCCTAACGCTGAGGTTTTGTCAAACTATAAAAATCTTTAAAGTTAGTCTTAGTAAACATCTCATATTCTTCAAGAGTCCTTATAGATCCTGCACCAAAGACTCCAGACTCTTCACCACAAAGAATTCTTTTTTGTTTCTCATATGATATGTCTTCTAATTCTTTCCAAGATAAACCACGAAGGTTTCTATCTTTCCATATTTTACTATATCCTCCACGAGAATAAAAATGATAAACAATATTTTTTGATGGAGAATATATATCCCACCCTCTAGTCCAGGATCTCATAGCAAAACATATCTCTTCACCAAAAAAACTA